AAATTCTCCAGCAGAGTTGATTCAAGTGGATTTATCACCCGCACATGTTGTCTGACATATTCTTTGTGTTGAAACTTGGTAAAATCTGCCATGTCGAACTTGCCAGGATGTGGTCGTATCACAATCTCTCGTGTGGTGTACTTTCGTATTTCTTGAATTTTGTTGACCAGCCAGGCCAATGGACTCAAAGTTTTCATACTAAATCCACCATCACGTTGCATGCCTATTAGAATATAGCCATCACGGAATCGAGTTGGACGCATTGTGATGCCCAGCTGATGCTGTATCTCTTGCCACTTGGTGGAATCACTGTTACGGTTAGCATACTCGGCACGATCATAAAACGGGCCGCCAAGACTGTATCGAAGATATGTGCCTGAGTTGTCCAGGTACTTGAAGCAACTGGCATCAATGCACATGGTACGAAACCCATGTCTTTGTTGTTCAGCGATGACTTGTTTTCGCAGTGTGATATTTCTGCCACCTGTGTTTGTTGTGGCCCAGCCCAGCATCACTGCCAGCTTTGCGGGCTGGTATCTATAGTCCCAGTCCACAACCACACTGTGTCCAAGAGCTCGTACACCTTGAGCAAAATTTTCAAGGCATGCTACCTTGCGCTCATGTTTGTGTGCATTGGCCACACTGGATGCATACACAACCACATCAACCATTGTTCAGGATCCGCCATGCTGTGCCATCACGCATTTCCAGTTCAGTAAACTGACAATAGGCCAAGTGGTGTGCCCAGGCTGTGACTTCATCTAGACTGGGCATACGTGGATTTTCAATTGCACTGAGACTTTGGCTGCACAAGGGTCCGGCTGCGTTGGGACCTAGTGTGATAGCAGGTTTACCATACAGCAGAGCTTCTCCAGCTGCAATACTACTAAACGTGACCAAACAGTGTACATCACGATCCAGGGCCATTTCCATGGTGTCATCGTTGACCCTGGTACTACGACCTTGTTTGGCGCGAATCACCACAGGGCGATCAGAATACTTTTTGATTTCTTCTTGTACATCGGCCAACCACTCTTCTAGCACAATGTCATAGTTGTTCAGAAGTTTTTGGCTGGGAGGAGCAATCAGGATATTTGTTCCTCTTCGCATTTTTTTAATTTGCACCCCAGTATTACTAAATCTGTCTCCGGGTCGTTCCACAATGTCACCAAACCATTGTACATCATTTCGAGTAATGCGATGAAACGTTTTTTTCTTACCGTTGCCAAAATATCCTGTGTCAATGTAGTAAAAATCGCGGCCGGCATCTTTACAGGCCTGCATCTGCTTGCGTTTAGTAATGCCACGCAGTACCACCGGAGTGGCTGTGAATTCTTCTCGACTCCAGCTGCTGATTTGACCACCAGCACCTTGCACAAAACTTTGTAGTATGGGATCGTACATGTGACCTTTTCTTTCGTATCTGTATTCACTGTCGGTACTCACTATGTTGTTGACAGGCAATGCAGCCAGTTGTTGTGTCAGCAGCGGCAAGGTAATACCATACACCAGTCCTGCCGGGTCCACACGGTATTTCAGAATGTTTTCGAACAGTACTGTGACGTCCGGTGGTGCTTGATCAAATATGCTCAAAGGCACCGGTGGTGCAGGCGGTTCTACCCAGTCATCATCCATTGGTTCTTGATCGATCATTTTATATCACGCTGTTGACAGTATTCTGTAAAGATACGCTCTCGATGCCACTCATCCGAAAAGTCACCTTGATCAGCAAACTCATGGAAGCAAGGAGTTCCCAGTGTGTAATGAACCAGTTTTGCCATTGGGTTCCATTCGTATTCCACATCCAACCAATTCCATTCTTTAGGTAGTTCGCCAATGCGAGCATCATCTATCCACGAGAAACGGTGTAGCTCGGCACCTGTGGCTCGTTGGACAAACTCGGGAGTAAGTCGCCGGTTAGGAAAGCTATTACAATTCCACAAAATAACACTACTCCAATTCTTGCGAGGATAGTTTTCATTTTTTGATCCTAGGTATTTTTCACTCATGCGTGTTTGATAATCATGTTTGACCACTTGCACATCTTGTGCAGCATTACGCAGGTTCCACAATTCAGCAATGTCTCCACGCACAATCATGTCACCATCTATGAAGATAGCATGCCCGGTATAGTTCATCAGGTGCGGCACCAGGAAACGACTGTAGATAAACTGATTGCTGCCATCTGTGTGTGTTTCTGTGTAATCGCGGAACAGATTTAGAGCCAGAGGAATAATGCTGACTGGTTGACTGGCGTGTCTAATTATTGAGTTTACACACACATGATATGCTATGGCTTCTCTGGGATCGTAGCCCACAAAAACTGGTATGATGTTTGTCATTTTCGTTCTATGTCCGTTTCCGCACAGTCCTCGCCGTACTGTATTTCAATCAGTTTTAGCGGTTGATCAGTTTCGTTGCACAACTGGTGCCACTCATTTAATTTTATCCAGGTGGATTGATGCCGTGCAGGACTTGCCATCAACTCATATTCAGTGCTGTGAGGATCCACAGTGTAAACAGTGGCTTCACCTTCGGCCACAAACCAGAACTCTGCACGACTTGAGTGTCGTTGCATACTGAGTCGCTGACCCGGCATCACTGTGAGTTCTTTGAGTTTGACATGGTTATCAACTTCGTGCAGCACACGATAGTAGCCCCAGGCTCGATCAGTACGGGGCTTTTTCCACTCTTCCAGAATCCAGCTGCTACTATTCTGTTTATCGTCGCCGCCTACTCCGAATTTGAAAACCACATCTTGCACCACCATTTCAGGAATATTGACTGCTGTGCGATCACCGCCGTTGGCAAAGATGATTTCATCCTTGGGATACAACATCTGCACATTGCGTATGGCTTCAATTCCGGATCCGTCATCGTCGTTGAACAGGATACAGTGATCTACCATGCGTAGATTTTCTATCACTGCCACACGCTCAACTGCAGGCATAAACGGTCGACCTTTTTTACGGCTCAACCATGAGTCAGAATTTACTCCCACTACCAGCCGATCACCAAGTTGGCGGGCTGCTGCTAGATAGGAGATATGTCCAGAGTGTAAGGGATCAAATCCCCCAGTTACAAGTACAATTTTCATACTTGTATTTAAACACTGATTAGATCAGGTCTAGTTTTTCCCACGGCAAATAGTCTTTGCCAAAGTGTCCATAATTGGTAGTTGATCCATAAATTGGACGGAACAAATCAAATCTCTTGATAATTCCTGCAGGGGTTAGGTCCACATTGTTTTGTACCCAATCAGTAATTGCTTGACTATTGCCATCACTTTGTACATAAAAGCTCATGGGTTGCTCAACTCCAATTGCATAACTGATCTGACATGTGGCACGGGTGGCCTGGCCGCTGGCCACAATATTCTTGGCAAGATAACGCATCATGTAGGCTGCACTGCGATCTACCTTGGTGGGGTCTTTGCCACTAAAAGCGCCGCCGCCGTGTGGGCAAGATCCACCGTATGTGTCCACAATAATTTTGCGTCCAGTTAATCCTGTATCCCCATCGGGTCCGCCAATGACAAAGCGTCCTGTGGGATTGATATAAAACTCTGTGGAATTATCAATGTATTTTGTAGGCAATATACCAAGAATAATATTTTTCACTGTTAGTCGAACATGATCAATATCCACCAAATCACTGTGTTGAGTACTGCACACGATCTTGGCTATACGTACAGGTGTGCCGTCATCATGATATTCAAATGTGACTTGTGATTTAGCGTCAGGTCCTAGCCAATCAACCACCTGAGTTTTGCGCACTTCTGTCAGTTGTTCAACAATGCGATGGCTCCAGTAAATGGCTGCGGGCATATAATTTGCAGTTTCATTACAGGCATACCCAAACATCAGGCCTTGATCTCCGGCACCAAACGAATCTGTGCCAAGTGCAATGTCAGCACTTTGCCCATGTAGCAAGTTTGTGATTTCTACTGTGCGCCAATCAAATCCCGATTGCTCATATCCAATTTCTTTAATAACACTTCGCACAGCAACATCAACATCTTCAGACTGTAATACACCTTTGTATTCTCCAGCAATCACCACACGATTGGTAGTTACCAAGGTTTCGCATGCACATCTTAGTGCAGAATCCTGTTTGGCCATCACAAGATCTAGTACTGTATCGCTGATTGCATCTGCAATCTTATCTGGGTGCCCTTCTGACACCGATTCACTTGTAAACAAATAACTCATTAATTTCCTTAAACTTGAATATCTTCCATACCAGCTGCTCGTAGTCTAACAATGTGACCCAGCATGAAGTTCTTGCTTTCTAGTGCCTTCATGATACCCAGCCAGCGATTACGCAGCAGGGCCACTTCATTGATAATGGTTTCAAAGTCAATCACTTCATCTTCGCCGTCCACATACTTTTCAGCATCTCTGCTGCTGAGAGCACGATTGTAACCTTCCAGATACTTTTGAAAGTGCTTGCGACGAATCTTGCGCAACTGAATGTTCAGCAGATTCAACACAGCTTCCACTTCTTGAAGCTGGTAGAATCTCTGCTCAGTTATGCCCGGAAGTAACTTGATGTTGTTCTCAACAATGCCGCCAATTCGGCAATCTCGTTTGGCATCCAGGAGCTCACGATCATAGTGTGCCATGAAGTCTGGGATCTTGCCCAGATCCGCGGCCACTTGACTATACCACATTAGTTTTCCCAGCGGTCATCATCTGTGGTGTCGCTATCTTCTTCAGGATCTTCATCTTCAGGATCCACATAGTCTTTGTCATTGTCAAGATACGCAGTGAGCGCACGTTTGATATCCACATCGTTCTTGAAGGCAGCACGAATATCATCCACATCCGAATCGTTGTCAATCAAGATTGCAACCACAGCTTCGGCTGCTTCGTCACGATCCACTGTGTTCACGTAACGCTTGAGTTCTCCCCAAATTTCACTTGCTACTGTTTCACTCATGCTTCGTCTCCTGCTTCTTCTACAACAACCTCATCTTTGATCTTGGCAAAATCTGCCATGACCTTGTCAAGACAGCCATCTTCGTTGGCTTCCCAGGCCTTGCGGAAATACTTGATAATTTCGCCTGTGTCCTGTATAGTAAATGCCAGTCTATTGCCATCCTTTTTAAGGATACCTTTTTTCTCAGCCAGATCAGTCAAGCCCGAGTACGGACTCATACCTGTTGTGTAGGGAATCTTGACCTGCACACCTTCAAACGGTTTTGAATAACGTGTTTTCATGATCTTGCATGACGCACGGATACCGTTGACTTCGGATACCTTGTTGCCATCTTCATCTTCTTTGAGCTTGAGTTTCTTCATGGCCACAACGATTGAACTGGCGTAGATAAATCCTTGGCCGCCTGAAATCTTGTCATCTGGGTCAAACATGTCTTGACTTGCGTATGTGTGGTTGGTACACACCAAGCCCACATTGTAATTACCAAACATGTTGACACAGTTACGAACCAGGGCTGTGAGTGCTTTGGGTTTACGACCAAGGTCACCTTTCATTTCGCCTGCTTCAAACTGGTTAACGTCTGTGGGTGTCAACAACATGCCCAAGCTGTCAATCACAAACATGACCTTGGGACGTTCGCCTTCGGCCAAGGCCTTGTAGTCCTGCATGAATGTGCTGATTGTTTTGGCCACATCATCAATCATGCTCATGCTCAGTTTCAGCAGTTTGTCTTGGCTGGTGTCCACACCCAGTGCCTTGAGCCATGCTTCGTCTAGAGCGTTTTCGCTGTCAACCAAGACCACATAGATACCTTGCTCTTGTGCGTTCTTGATAATGTTGCCCGAGCAGATATAACTCTTGCCTGCACCAGATTCACCAGCAAACACTGTGACCTTGCCTAATGGAATACCTCGATCAAAGAATCCTGAGATTAGGTAGTTCAGTGCAAAGTTGCCTGTGCTTACCCAGTCTGTGGGGTCATTGAAGCCAATGCTGAGTCCTTCAATGCTTTTTGTAATTTCCTTGCGGAACTTGCTTACGTCAAATGCTTTTGCCATGCTTACCCTTAGTGTAAAATTATTTGTGCTCGATTGTTGTCTCGAGAATTTCTATATAACATTTTTCTATATTCGAACAGTTTGTTTTCTAGATCTACTATGTTTGCAATTGGTATTTGTTCAGCAACTAGTTTGATACCGTTCCCACTGGCCCAGGCCTGTGCTTCTCTACTAAACGGAATAGTCTCAGGCATCTCCAACCCCACCTGGAACGCAAATTCCAAAGTCTCATAGTTATAGTGATCTGGACATTCTAATTTAGTATCAAAAAATCTAAACTTATTATAATACTGCCTGCCCACATATGTATAGCCAAACGAGAAATTTACTTTGTCGTTGTTTGTGATCATGGTGTTTAGAAATGGATTGTTGAACACTTGCCATTTTTCATCTGCTTTAAACTCCAACTGTGTAAAACCCCTTTCGAGGTTGTGGACTCCTAAGTTTATTTCTCGATACGGGTAGAGGTATCCTAACTTTTCCATTGCTGGTGCAGTTTTGATTATTCGTTCAGTATCTGGGTATAATTCATGTAGTATATTACCTAGACGAGCCCGAGATGCAACACTACTAAATCTTAGATCATCGATATTGATATCATGATAGTGGGAAAATACCCAATCAGAATGTAACTTGTTAAGAAATCGTTGATCTAAATAATTTTCAAGATCTGTATGTTGTTTAAAATTGTCACTCACAAGATCGTATAGTACTTCATTGGTCTTTGAAATGGCCCAGTGTAGGTGGGTAATTTTCTTGTCAAGATTTTTATAAAGTTCCTGATCATTGGTAAACGAGTTTTGTGATTTTTTGTTGGTTTGTTCAACAAAAAATTCAAACAGTTCGTGATTATACACTACCTCAAAAGGCAGAGTATCTCCAGATTTATCAAACACCAAAGAAAATTTCATAATAGATAAAAAAGCAAGCACCTTTCGGTGCTTGCACTTTTTGATTACTTCTGTTGACGACTACGAATCATGGCCAAAATGTCTTCGGCTTTCTGTGCTGGTTTTGGTGCAGCAACAGGTTCAGCAGCAAAAGATTTTTCTGCCGTAGCAACATCTTCGTCAAAGTCTGCAACAGGTGCAGGTGCTGGACGTGCTGCTGGTGCAGGAGCATCTTCAGCGGCTGTGCCAGCAGGTGCGTTGACACCAGCAGGGCGGAAGTACTGACCCCAACGCTCTGTGTCGTAAGGTTGTCCATCTACACTGGCTTCAAACATTTCCTTGATCACCTTGAGCTCAACTGCGCTGGGCTTCTTGGGCAAGAATGTGCTGAGATCATACAAACCATGTGTGGCCACAGCAGCTTGTTCAGCTTCGGTCAGGGCTGATTCTTTACGAGCCCACTTGGATGTGTTGTAGTCTGCGTATCCACCTTTAGATGTTTTAGCAATGCGGAAATCCAAGCCACGCAACATGTCAGTTGGCAATTCTTCCAACTCAGGATCCATCAAGGCACCCTTGATCAAGGTAAACAACTGAGGTCCAATGATGAACTTGCGAATGGGATTGTCCGGTGTTTTGTCGTCGCCAATGGGATTCTCACGTACAAAGCCCTGGAAAATGTAACTGCGCTTTTTCCAGTACTTGCGACCCATGTCTTCAAGACTCTTGTCCTTGAACCAGGTGCGTACTTCTGCCAAGATTGGGCAGGCATCGCCCCACATCTCAACGCATGGTACTTGAACCATGACTTGTTTGGAATCCATCTCACCTTTGACGCCATTGAATGGCAGTCGAATCATTGCTCGCTCTGCCCAAAAGAATGTGTTTTTTGTGTTACCGTCTGGCAGGAAACGAAGTACAGCTTCTTTGCCTTCTTCCATGTTCCAGTGAG